CAAAAAATAACTCAAAAAGATGGCATGCAGAAAATAAAACAAGAAAAAGTGAAACATCAAAAATTTGGTATGAAAAAAATAAAAAAAATCATAACGCGAAAATGAAAATATGGAGAGATAATAATAAAGAAAAATTTAAACAACTAACTAAAAATTGGTATGAAAAAAATAAGGAAAGAGTGTCTAGTAAAGCAAAAATTTGGTATGAAAAAAATAAAGAAAGAAAAACTTTAACTGGTAAAATTTGGTATGAAAAGAATAAAGATAAAATAGCTGCTAACATAAGGTATAAAAGAAAAACAAATCCTACATTTAGATTAACAATGAATTTAAGAAGAAGAACATTACTAGCATTAAAAGGTAAAAACAAAAGTGCGAGCACTATGAGTTTATTAGGTATTCCAAATATAGAATTTCTTTGGATTTATTTAGAAAAATTATTTAAACCAGGAATGACTAGAGAAAACCATGGAGAATGGCATGTTGACCATATAATTCCTTGTTCTTCTTTTGACTTGACAAAAGCTGAAGAACAGGCAAAATGCTTTCACTATACAAACTTACAGCCCTTATGGGCCAGCGAAAACCTGTCGAAAGGGAACAGGATAAGCTAAAAATTAACCAACATCGCAGGAGGATTACGTGAATAATTTAAAACATTATACGATATATCTGATTACATTGTTTATTTGGTTATTTATTATATTATTTGTAATATTTTCAGAACCCGCCTTTGGCTATAAGAACAACAAAGAATTCATAGAATCGGTCAATAAATGCGCTGATTATCTTGATAAAAAATATAAGAAAGAAGAAAGAATACCAAGAAAACTGTTATTAACACAAGCTGCATTAGAATCTAATTATGGCCGTAGTCGTTATGCTTTAGAGGGAAACAATTTAATGGGTATATATCAGTTTAAAAATTTACATACCGGTATGACCCCTAGGGGGAACCCAAATGCATCGTTTAGAGTGGCTAAATTTCAATCTAAATGCCATTCTATAGACTATTACATAAATTTACTTAATACCAAAGATGCTTACAAATCTTTTAGAAATGAACGATTATTACAGTCAAAACTGCGTATTAATGACGTAAATCGTTATTTTCACCTATTGTATAACTATTCTACTAATCCTGAATACCCACAATTATTGATTAGAACTTATAGGGAAATAGTTGAAATGGGGTTTTAGTGTGGAGTTTTTAGGCCCCACACCATTTGTTTACTCGTTTTCGTCTTCTTCGTCTTCGTCTATATCATCGTCATCGTCGTGATCGTGATCACATTGTTCGATTTCGTTGATTCTATCTTCTAGTTCATCGATTTTTACTCTGATATCATCTAAAAGATCTTCGATTGATTGTTTCTTTTTAGCCATGCTGAATTACCCCCTATCCGCGATTCGCTAATAGCAGATCATTGTGGCAGGTCAATGATAAATGGTGCGCGGAACGTGGATCGTTGATTTTTAATACTCCGCCACTACATAAGGGAGATTTTAGGGGTACAAAAATAAAAAAAAATATTTTCGTGGGTCGTGGCGCGTGGCTTTCGTGGCGTGAATCGTCTAGAAGTGTTGGTATACAATAATTGTAGACGATTTTGAGGTCCGCCACGGAAAAAAAAGTGTTGGCGTGCAACGATTCTGGAGCCGCTTAAATCAACGATTCGCCACGGCAGGAATAGCTTATTGATTTATATATCTTTTTTAGACTATGCATTTTACTGGGAAAAATGACAAATTGTTCATTTTGCTGGATTTTCATGTACTCCGCTACGCGACCCCCTTTTGCAAATTTAATTTGCATTAGGGGGGTAAAAACTCTACTTATGTAGAATGAGCATTAGCAAATATCCTAGAGTTAGAGTTCATTGGATTGACATACTTGGTGATACAGGTTGGGCTGATGAAGATGAATTCCAGGAGATGCAGTGCAGCACCTGCGTCAGTGAAGGACATCTCTTCCATAAAGATGATAAAATTGTTATGACATTTTCATCTTATGAAATTGAAAATGAAATGGTTACCTCTTTCGGCGACAGAAACGTTTATCCCATTGGGGTCATTACGAAGATTGAATATCTCTAATTGTATTTACAAAACTTATTTCGGTTGTTTATTACTATCTTCTTGTAAATGTTCTTCTTTGTTTTGTTCTTTAACTAACTCAAAATCAGCTTCAACAAGCAAACCTTTGTGATCTTCTAATATTTGTTTCATTTTTGACTCTAATTCAGCAGGAGTTAAACTATCTAAAGTTCCGTACTTAATAACTTTTTGATCTATATATAAACCAGCAGCTTTACCTCTAGCAACTTCTGCATTAATTGCTGCAGACCAGGCACCTTTTGCACGAGATTCTTCTCTTAATTTTGCAAGTTCACTAATATGATTTTCAAAAGTAACTTCATATTTCTTTTGTACTTCTTCGCGAAGTTCACCAATGTATTTTGCAACTAAAGGATATTTCTTTGGACTACGAAGTTCAGCAGCTGTAATTCTAGCTCTATCTTCTTCGTACCCAGCTTGTCTTGCGCATTCAGTAGCAGTTAATCTACCTTCATTATAAACTAATAATTCTGCAAACTTTATTTGCATTGGAGTTAATTGTTTATGTAAGCCCATAACTTGACTTATAAAGTAACTTCACGTATAAGTCAATTGGGGTCGGCTTACGAGAAGATGAATGATTATACCTTCAGACACTGGACCCCACTAAAAAGGTTGTTATGATTAATGGGAAAACATTAGCGATGGTACTTGATAAACTTTTGACAAAGTCAGAGGTTGCACAGAATGCACGCATACAAGTTCAAATGCCAAATGGAGATTTGCACGACATCACAGAAATAAAATTAATGGAAAACATGTTGATTGGTCCATTTGAAACTCATAGATTAGTATTAGTTACTGAACCACAAAAACATAAAATGTCCAAAGTTGTACGCTCTTCACAAATAGTGTAGTTACGTTGAAACCAGAAACAAAATTTTGGCAAGAAATTAAAAAAAATACTCCTAAAATATCTTGGACAAGACTTGAATCTTGGAGTTCTTTTGGCGTTCCAGATTTGTTAGGATACAACGAATCTTGTGGATTTTTTATGGTTGAGCTTAAAGTATCTACTCGTAACAAAATAACTCTTTCACCACACCAAAAACTGTTTCATATGACTCATCCTAAAAGATCATTTATCTTTGTTAAGACCCTCGCTCCTCGCTCCGCAAAACTTTATCAAAGCTCCGCGCTCAACGCTTCAAACTTCGATCTTCGTGATGCGAAGACCGCGGCCCAGGATGATTGGGCCGCGATCCAGGAGGCATTAATCGGAGGCGATTAATTCTTGAATTTATTATTAACGTCCCGCGATTCGCGGTACTTCTTATCAAAATCATTGTTCTGTTTGTTATCAATATAAACCATATACCAATATAACAGCACACCAACCAATAGCGTAACGCCGGCCCCCGTTACGAGGAACGCGTATAGATCTTCAAAGAAATCAATCATTGGCAATTCCATTTTGATATTCTCTCATTCACTGCTTCTTCTAAAGTTTCAGCTTCTGCAATGATGTCTTCATTCGAAGCAAGAGCCAAGGATCGCGCTTCATCAATAAACATTGTTGATAAGTGAGAAGCTTTGCCCATAAACTCACCTTCGTTATACTTACCGTCTAACCAATCGCGGTAGTAGTTATTTACTAATTGTTCTAATGTCATTATTCATCCTCCTTTGTTGGTTTGTTAAGTGCGAAATCAATTATATCTTTAATCTCTTCCGCGCTATTCTTGCCGTTGATAACATCAAGGAATAGATCCGCGATATCATCCATATCAGTATTGAACTGATATAAGTCTTGTTTAGTTATGTGTTTCATAATCATCCTTTCTATTAATAATAATATATTATCCCATAATAATAGTCAAGTCAATATATAAATAAATATTTATCAACGATCCACGAATCGAGATCAACGGAACGCGATATGTCAATGCGACATATTGTCGCAGGCGCGCCTGGGTTGTTCGCGCATAGGTTGTGCGCATGCTCGCGCATAGGTTGTGCGCCGCTGCGCGGCTGTTGTATTGTGGATACACTGTTGCAAAAATGTCACAGCGGGCTGCGCCCGCTATCCGCTCCATGTGCTCGCGCTTCGCGCTCGCGCTTGTGCCCGCTTCGCGGGCCGGGGGCCGGGAACGGTGGAGCGTTGCATTGTGGTAACACTGTTGCAAAAATGTCACCGCCCGCTGCGCGGGCAGGATGCAGCCCTCGCCGCTGCGCGGCTCGGGTCGTCGCGCTGTTGCGCGACTCCTTGTGGGTCCCAAAGCGATCTAGTATGCCGATAGTTCGTGACCCCCCATCCCCCTTAAAATAAGTAGGGGTCCCATAGATATACCCTTTAGACCTGGATTTAGACATTTAACCGTGATAAATACATTATAAAAAAATATCAAAGGTGAAAAAATTTTATAAAAAATTTTATAAAAAAATTTTATGGATGTAAGTAAGATAGACTTGAATAAACTTCCCGTGGATGCACGTAAGGAGTTTATGAAATATGCAATAAAGTATGATGAGAAAGTAAAAGAAGAAAAGGTACATAAAGACTTTTTAACTTTTGTAAAATCTATGTGGCCAGATTTTATACAAGGTTCACATCATAAAAAAATTGCAGATCAGTTCAATCGTCTTGCAGAAGGTAAGATTAATCGTTTGATTATTAACATGCCACCGCGACACACGAAATCTGAATTTGCTTCCTTCTTACTTCCAGCATGGATGATTGGTCGTAATCCAAAATTAAAAATTATTCAAACAACGCACACAACTGAACTTGCAGTACGATTCGGTAGAAAAGCAAAACATTTAATTGACAGTCCAGATTATAAAAAATTTTTCAAAACCACATTGCGTGAAGATTCGCAAGCCGCGGGCCGTTGGGAGACGGATCAAGGTGGAGAATACTTTGCAGCGGGTGTTGGATCGGCGATCACGGGCCGCGGAGCGGACTTATTGATTATCGATGACCCACACTCTGAACAGGATGCAATGAACCCAGAAGCTTTGGAGCGTGCTTATGAATGGTATACTTCAGGACCTCGTCAGCGATTACAACCTGGTGGAAAGATTGTTGTGGTTATGACACGTTGGTCTTTAAAAGATCTTACCGGATCGTTGATCGGGGCTCAAAAGTCATTAAAGTCAGATCAGTGGGAAGTGGTAGAATTTCCGGCAATCTTACCCGATGAAAAACCAGTATGGCCAGAGTATTGGAAGTTATCAGAATTAGAATCAGTTAAAGCATCACTATCTATTCAGAAATGGAATGCACAATGGATGCAAAATCCTACATCAGAGGAAGGTTCAATCATTAAGCGTGAATGGTGGCGCAAGTGGGATAAGGATTATATTCCAGAACTGTATCATGTGATTCAAAGTTATGACACGGCATTTTTAAAAAAAGAAACAGCAGACTATTCAGCCATTACCACCTGGGGAGTATTTTATCCAAGCGAGGATAGCGGACCTAATTTAATATTATTAGATGCAGTTAAAGAAAGATTAGAGTTTCCAGAATTAAGACGTAAAGCTTTAGAACAATATCACTATTGGAAACCAGAATCGGTGATCGTGGAATCAAAAGCATCAGGATTACCCTTAACTTATGAATTACGTAAAATGGGGATTCCTGTCATTAACTTTACACCAAGCAAAGGAAATGATAAGCACTCTAGAATAAATGCTGTAGCTCCAATATTTGAATCAGGTCAAATATGGGCTCCAGATCATAAGTTTGCAGAAGAGGTTATTGAGGAATGCGCGGCGTTTCCTTTTGGAGATCATGATGACCTCGTAGACTCAATGACACAAGCGTTAATGAGATTTAGACAGGGTGGCTTTATTGAACACCCAGAGGATTATGTAGATGAAAAAATACCTGTTGTTGATAAGGAATATTATTAAATGAAACAAATCCTATTTAGATTATTTGAAAATTTAAAACAGTTAGGAATTAAACCTAATATTGGTAGCAGAACAAATGTAACTCCAATACCTGGATCAGAAATAGATAGATTAATTAATAGACCAGTAACGCCAAAAGAATTTGATTATTCAAAACCAGAAGTTGTAGATAGCTTAAAAAGTATAATTCAAAATGCTTCTGACTACGTAGGTCAATTTACTGAAAAACAATTAAGAACATTTAATAATAACATTGAAAGAATTTTAGGAGTAGTTAAACCAAAAGAAACAACAGCTGAAGTTATAGATATTACAACTAAAGAAAAAATTACAGGACCTGGACTTGAAAGTTTAATGAAAGAAAAAGGAGTTGCACCTATTAGTAGAAAAACAATTGAAGCTGAAACTTTAATTA